TAACTACAAAATCATTATCATAACTATCTTCTTCTACATATTCTCCACTATTGGCAAAATACTTATCAAGGTCGCTCTGGTCTGTGCAGAATATTAAACCTCTATATATCTCCGTAGAGCCATCTTTTACCCTAAAGGTATACTGATTACCCTCTTTGAGTGAGAAAGTGCCTGTAAGCACCATGTAATCGTCTTCTGAGGTCTTTACGACACTTACTGTAGATGTAGTTCTTGTAGACTTATCATATAAAGATAAAGTGGGTAAACTTGCATCTGCTCTGGGTATAATTTTCAAAGACTGATTAGATGTAGAAGTAGTTAAAATCTCCATACTAAAGTAACTAAAAACTAATATTTTGTTTTTACCCAATAAAAAAGAGGGCATAAAGCCCTCTCTCTTTTAACACCAATGTGGATGTTCTTATGGTGTTCTCTGGGTTGAAGCAGCAACATTACCATCCAGTCCTGCCATCTCTGATAGGAAATCATCTGATGTACCTGCTGTAAACGCAGCCGAAACTTCTACAAAGTTAGGCATTGTAATCTCATTTGCAGTAAGGGTTAAAGTATATCCTTGTAGGTCTCCCATCGCAGTACCAGTTACCATAGTACCACCAGTTACTTCTGCTCCATGTTCGTTACCAACTAAAATAACTTTTCTATCGAAAGTCTCAACAAACACATGGGGTCTGCCGAAAGCCATCAATTTAAGCTCTTTGTTATCTTCCTTAGTAAGTTTGTGGAGCGTAAGGTTTAACACTTGCTCGAAGAAGGTTGTACCATTCTCCAATGACGTTTGTATATTGGTTTCTAAAGACGAATTACCTTTGACATCGTAAGTGTGGTAAGTCAAGTTTCCAGATGAACCAGTAATGTTTGAAACCTCATCGTCAGTTAGAGTAACTGTTCCTAAGTCTCCAAAGTCTACGAAGTGAATCTTTCTTATACCACCTACAGCATCCTTACAAGGTTTTAGTCTACCACCAGTTAAATCACAGCTCATATCTTTTTGATTTAAATGAAAAAGGGCAGGTAGGCTCTCGGCTTACCCACCCTTGTTCAAAGTTAATTATCTATTATGAATAAAGAACGATATCACTACCGATAGCGTGTTGGATACCTGCGGTAAATCTCATAACAACTCTTACGTTTTGAGAACCATCGATATCAGCCATGTCGATAACTTTTACTTCATTGTGGTCAGAAAGTAGACCAGTTCCGAAGAATAAGTTAGACTTCTCAGCAGCAACCATTCTGTTGTCGCTAAGTCCTTGAGCCAATTCTACGTTGATGCCATCAAATGTCAATGCACCTCCGTTGAACCATTGAGTACCTTTGTTATCAGTACCAGCAGCTCCTACGTTAGAAGCAAAACCGCCCAAAGCTCTTACATACGCTCTATATACGTTAGAAGAAACATAGATTGTTAAATCTTCTTTTCCATATACAGCACTTGGGATGGCATCAGCCACAGCACCAATCTGAGCAACAGCATTTCCAGAATTTACAGTAGTTGCAGATACGTCAATAACGTCTGAATCTGCACCTAAAGTAGTTTCAAACCCATCAAATTCTCCTGCGTTAGCATTAGTACCTGCCCAGATGTTTTGTTCCATTTTCTGAGCCACTTTATCAGCGACATGACCTAACAAAAAGTCAGAAAAGTTAGCAGGTAGGTTTGAGTGAGCTGAATACCCCATAGAAATTGCCTCCCAGTCCTGTACAAAATCTTTTTTACAAAGTTGTAGGTTTACTTGAAATTCCTCTGGTTGCAAGATTCTCTCAGATAGAGTCAAGGTAGAAGTAGGGTCGAAATCACAGGTGGCATCTTTTACGATAGCATCTGTAGAAACTTTCTTCATTACCTCTTTAAATTTAATATTAGGCTTAACAGTAATTAGTTCGTTAGCCAAAGTTTTACCACTCAATAAGGCGGCAGATACATATTTACCTGCAAATTCTCCTGAGTAAGTGGTAGTTAATGAATTAGTAGTTGCCATTTTTTATATTTTTTTTTGTTTAATATTAAGCTTCTGATGCCCAAATTCCAACTCCATCAATGATGTACCAAGCAGTTGTAGATACAGCTCTTAGTTTAACGAAGTCTCCTTTGTTAGAAGTTGCTTTAGTGTTAATCCAATCTTTGTCCACTACTCCAGATGCAACTGAATCAGCAGCAGCATTAGCAATAGTTCCATTAATACCATCCGTAGATGCAGGAGAAAGAGTTATAATATTGTTAGCATCAGCTCCAGTATTTCTAACCAAAAATTCCATTCCGATATTTTCAGAAGTAATTTGAGGTAGAGTGATAGTCAAAGCATCAGTAGCGACATTAAATTCCTCTCCAGACTGATTAGCACCTAACGTAGCATCGGCACTAATAGTGTTCTGTTTTACTCTTGAATAAAGAACGTCTTTACTCGTTGTGATAGTTGTAGGCATTTTTAAATTATTTATTAATTGTTAATTCTTTGCATTACTCTGTCCAATGTACTCATTGGTTTGTTAGGATTAGCAAACATCCCAGTCTTTGGAGCTTCACTCTCAGGAGCGTGTTTAATTGGCTCAGCAGCAGGTTCGGCAGAAAGTTCTTCAACTTGTTTAGAAAGTTCTTCTTTCTGGCTCTTGTATTCTTGCATCTTGCCCTTTACAGCTTCTTTAAGTGCATCCAATTCAGCTTTCACAGCGGACATTACTTCGTTAAATTTCTCTTCTTTAACGTATCCCTCCATCAAATCTGTAGATTCTTCTTCGGCTTCAACTTCAACTTCCTCTTGTGGAGCTTCTTCGTTGAGTTCCTCTTTAACTTCCTCAGTTTCCTCTTGTACTTCCTCTGACAAAACTACTTCCTCTTGAACATCTTCTTCATTGATGTCTTGGGCGAGTTCATCTTCTTTAGTAATGAGAGACAACTTTTGAAGTATTTCGTTCAAAATTGTTGTAGACTTTGTACTCTCCATGTTATAAAAATTTATTAAAATAACATGGAACAAATAAAGTGTTAGATTTTTAACTTGGGTCTTTGGTTATGTTCCCAATGCCTTGAGCCTGTAGACTACCATCACAGCAATCCCTTGAATAAGTTCTGCCATCTGGACATAGACATCCCCTTCTATCATCTTTAGGCGATGTTCTGCTGTGGGTATATTTTCTTCTATGATTTCTCATGCTTTGCGAGATTTAGGATGTTTCTTAGGGAGTAGGTCGTAGTCAGTTGTATACTTTGGATTCTGTGGTCTGCCATTCTTTACTAAGTACAAAAAGGCATTAACCCTTGCAAAACCCCATTGAGAAGCTGACCGAACTTTAGGACTATGAGATGTGTTAAAAGCTCCCAAACCACGCTGATAAACAGAAGCGAGAACGTTGGTACTAACACCATAACCCAATTTACTTTTATATTTTTTGTTGAAATCATCTGATTTTTTCTTTAATGTTGCTCTGTCCTTTGCAGAGACTTTAGCACCTCTTTTACCAGAGGCATCTCCCTTTGCTGTGCCTTTACCTTTAGGATTAGGATTAGGAGTATCTGACTTAGGCGCTTTAGGACTACGTCTTACATTGCCCTTACTGTCAACCTCTGCCATCTGTTCTTTCTTATGGTACTCACATGGCATATACCAAGTTTTACCATCAAGTTCATGCTCATGGTATCCTTCACATCCCAAATCCTTAGCAGCTTTTTCTGCCATCTCTTTGGTTGAGAATGCAAGTCTATCGTCAATAACAGCATATTCATCATCAACAACCATCGATGCCATCTCTATTTCTCCAAGACTTTTCAATTTACTTCTACTCCAAGAGAGTGCCGATAATCCACCCCATGCATCATACATCAGTTTTCCACACCCATCAGAATAGCTTTTAGAAGCCTCTAAATCGCCTTTATGACGAGATAGAAAGCTATACATCCTTTTTATCGTAGATACTGTTAAATTGCTTTTGGATGCTAATTGGGAGGCTCTACGCTTTCCTACAGGTGTCCCACAAGAACCCCAACCATTTTCATCTACATACTTCAACACCTTTTTGGCATTATTCACTACAGATTGTGGATAATCGTTGAATGTCTTTAAATCATACCTTTTGGATTCGATAAAGTCTTGTACCTCAAACAATATTTCTTTCGCTATATTTTCATCTATTTCTTCTATTTGAGACATATTGACTTTATCTGTAAAGTAACCCTCTATAGAGAATCCTTTAACAAGACCTGTCTTAACATAGTTTTCCCACACCTCTTCATTGTTCACCTTCATAGAAACCATCCAAGTGCCTAATGGCATATCAAGTCCATACTTTCTACTTTTATCATGGACTTCATCCTCTACAATCCAACTCTCTACAACAGATAGTCCGTTAAGTTCAGCCTCATGCTCCAATGTAGATTTATTCTGTTTGCCTCTCATTAGGAACAGTTCACTTGCCTTTCTTACAGTATCCTCTGAGAAATAGATATAGTATTCATCTTCCCCATCTGTGCGATAGATGTTTTTGTTAGGGACAAGAGCTGCCCCCATAAGAATACGCTTCTCTTTGTCTATCTCTGCGAGTTTGACTT